AACCATTGCATCAAATTGATGTTGGCTCATTGGCATTTCTACAGCATCTAAAACAAATGTTTCAAATTTTTCCACATCCTCTAAAAGCAATTCTTCTGCTCTTTCTTTAGATATAGACATATCTTCTTCTATTCCGTGTGTAGATCCATAGCCAATTGTCCAAACTCCAGCTGCGCATTTATACGCTTCGAGTTCACAGCCTTCAAATTTTTTAATAAGCGATAAGCCTTCTTGTGATATTTTCATGTTAATAAGCTCCCCATACTTTTGCTTTTTTTCCACCGTGGTATTCGACTGCGTGCCCTTCATCAATAAGCATTTGGCAAATATCTTCGCCAGTTTCTGTATACGGTATGCCCAAGATTCTTCCATATTTGCCCTTCCCAAGTGATTTTACTTTAAATTTACCTATACAAAGCTCTTTTAATCGTTCTTTTGCAGCTAAACCTAGCTTTTTCTCAGCTAAGTCACGTGTCCGGGATTCTGGGGTATCAATCCCCGACAAACGAACCCTTTGTTTGTGCAGTTTTACATCAAATCCCAAATCTATACAGCAGTCAAACGTGTCACCGTCTACTATACGTTCTAAAGTTGCGTTATAAACAAACGCTTCTGGTGCTTTACTCATTTTCATCTCCTTTTTTATCTAAAGATCTATAATATTCTACTATAGACAAAATTTCTTTTAAATATCGTTTTTGATCTGCGGTGTTCATGCTCAAGTTTTCATAATCTTTATTAGTTAGGGTGTAAAAAGCCATAGCAGGTGCATCGCCTTTTTCAACATCATCTAAATAATTTTGCATAAGTTCTGGTGTAAAAATAGTCCAATCTATGTCAACAAGCTGTAATTCCAATGGTAAAGGGGGGTGATATACATTGGGCATTGCAGCTATGCTGACAACTTCGACCGGCTTAGTTTGTGATGGAATTAGGGAGCATCCACCAGTTATAAGAAGTAAACTAATCAGTAGTATTTGTTTCATTTTTACTAAATTGATTCGGATCTGTTATGGCTATAAGCTCGTTTTTAACTTTCTTTGTGCCCTTATTTACTAGCTTTTCTATTAAGCCAGGTTTGTTTAAAGCTAAATCTCCCATGTCATGTTTAGCAAAAGTATTTCTTAGTTTAGATACTTCTCTCTGGGCCTCTTGATTGGATGCTGTCATTGATTGTAATTGTTCTGCGTTTTTCTTTTGTTGCTCTAAAAAACTTTTTATTGAATCGTTTTGTTTTTGGATCTCACTTTCTAACATTAGTTGATTGCCTTTGAGCGTTGATACTTCGTCTTGTAATCTATCTATATACCAAAGACTTCCTGTTACAGATGTAACTAATAAACCGCCTAAAATAATGCTTAATTTGAATCCCATGTGTATATTTTTAACGCCTCTGCTTTACCTTTAACTTTTAGTGGTGCTAGAGACTTTAACACATATTTACAATTTTGTGCAGTTTCATGCCCTATTAAAGTATTGACACCAGCCTCCTTAGTTCCGCTCTCTAAACGAGCTGCTACATTGCACGGATCTCCGATTAAACTAAAAGCAAATCGGTCTTTAGCTCCAAAATTTCCAGCTATGCAAACGCCGCTGTTCACCCCAATACCAATTGCTATTTCTGGTATGCCTTCTTCTTTAAAACGCTGGTTTAACTCAGCTATATTTTTTTCTATTTCTAATGCAGCTGCTAGAGCTAAATCGTGATGGTTTTCTTGCGGAATAATAGTGTTGAAATGGAACATGCCTGCATCACCAATAAATTTATCCGTGCAACCATAAAACTTATTCACAGCTTTTACCTGGACATCTAATACGTTGTTCATTATATAAGTAACCATTTCTGGCTCTACAGATTCAGAAAGGCTTGTAAAACCTCTTAGATCGGTAAAAATTATTGAGCAGTCCACTCTTGCTCCATTTATCTGACATAGCTCTGGATTGTTTTGTAGTTTTTTTACCATCCGGGGATCAAGGTATTTACCAAATTGTTGTTTTATAAGCTGCCTAAGTTTGTACTGCTCTCTGAACCTTAAATAGAAAGCTGTTGATCCTGTAATAAATTGTGATATTAATGTCCAGGTTACATCTACTAATAAACCTGTTTGGATCATGTAATATCCACCAAAACCTGTAACAAGCATGATAAAAACAGCCATACCTATGCCTAGGCTTATACCAAACCAATGCAATACAAGCCATGTGAGAGCCACGGAAATCAATAAAATGGTTATTTCAGCGGCTAAACTCCAGTCTGGCACTGTTGGCGAGTCCTGGATTAATATTGATTCAGCTAGGGCCGCTTGTATCTTATGAGGTTCTAACAGTCCAACAGGTGTTGCAAGTTGAGGCATAACTCCGTTTGCAGTGACACCAATAATAACGAACCTGCCGTTTACATCCATTTCTTGTAATGTGGTTTCTGGTGTCTTCACCCAGGATATATATTTTCTACCCATGCTGTCAGTCTTGACCGGGGGTATTCCTCGGATTGATATCTCTTGAATACCATTATCATTTGTAGTGATAATATATGTCTTTACACTAAACAAAGCTTTGTATATTTGAATAGCAAAACTAGGGATCCAAGAATTGTCTGGTGTTCTAACCAGTAAAGGTATTCTTCTTACAAGCTGGTCAACTTCGGTGGGAGCAACGGCCAGACCTTCTAATGTATTTTTTCTTAGTTTGTAAAAGTTTTGCTTAACTCCCGGACTAATAATACCACCTAGATCCTCACCTTTAACAACCGTGCCTTTAAAGTCTGGGTAATTACCCTTGCCATCCTCAAACATTGCTATGACAGAAGGACCGTAGCCTAAAGATCTTGCAAAGTCTTCATCACCCATAAGTCTGTCTGGTTGCGGGAAGCTGACAGCCCATCCTGTTCCTAAAGCGCCCTTACCTAAAATCTCTAGCTGTATATCTGCAAGTCTTTTTCTAGGCAAAGGCCAGCCGCCTTCATTCTCTATGTCATCTTCGGTAATGTTAAGAATTACAAAATTACCAGAAGGCTCTTGTTGTTTTATCAAAGCGTCAAAGGTTCGCAGCTTTATTATTTCTGTTGGTGTTGATTTGAATACTAACGGCAATGATAGTAATACTAGTATTGGTATTATTAATTTTTTCATTAATTGCTTTGTGTGATTTTAATGGTGGAATCAGAACCACCGTTGACTGTCACTACGTTTGATTTTCCATCTTGTATAAAAATAACAGTATAAGATCCACCGCCGTCTATATCAATACGAGCAGAATCGCTCACGACTCTTCTAAAACTTAATGATTGGCCTTCTATGATTGTTGTAATCTGTGTGTCCAAATCTTGACCCAGACTTGTGCCAGTAATATTGATACCTCCTGCTTGTTGCAGCTGATCCTCTTGCTTGCCTACAGCTAGTGCGTCAAGTACATTTAACATATCCTCTAAAAAATTAACGTCTAGGTAGTTGATATCGAGCTCTGTAAAAATTAAATCGTCTGCTTCTAAGTAGTCTTCTGCTAAGTAATCTATATCCAAATCGTTAAAATCTAGCAAATTATCTTTTCTAACTATTGCCTGGGTAATATCTATTTCTTGTTTTTCTTCTGGGGGATTTACAATAAGCATATTGTCAATAAGGTCCAGTGTAAGATCCAATATTGCTGGCTTGCTTGGATTACTTTCAAAAACCGAGACTGTTGTAGCTTCAAAAGGTTTGTTTAAAAGTACGGAACCTGTAGCAGTTATAACCTCTATCTCACCGCTAGATAATCCTAAAGCATCTGGAAGCAATACTATAAGGCTACGTCCTAATTCGTCTACTGTGGCTGTAAAATCTGTTCCACGAATTGAAATATTTGCTGTGGGTGTTTTAAGCTTGATGTTTTGTTTATCTATTCGGTTGAGTTTACCTGTAGCAAAGCGAACGGTACCTAAAGCAAAGGTAAGGGCCATCTTTGATTTTGATGGATCCGGATCATAAATGTATTCGTCAATGAGCAGCTGGGAGTGTTCTGTCAAGCTGACTTTACTATCATCTAAAAAGGTAATTGACATACGGCCGTTTGTTGTAACGGCCTCATCATTGCTTTGTATAGCAAATTGTAATGTTGCGTCTAGGGGTTTGTCTCTTACAACCTGGGCGTTACCGTTTAACTCAGATATATCGCCAATGTTT